CAGTTAGCGCTGGTGTTGTTGCGGGTAGCCCTTTGACCACCAACTCGCTCCTCAGAGCTAGAGCTGGTGTTCCTTACACAGGTAAGTACAATGGCAACCCTAATGACACCACGCGTCCTGTGTTGGCTTTTCAGGATAACCCATGCATGGCATTCCCTGACGTGTTGGGTGCTGTTCAGAACAACATGGTTAAACTTTTTATAGAGGCTGTTGATACTGGTGATTTGACCACTGCTAAGTCCATTGATGGCAAATCTAATAGTCAGTTTGGCTTGATTTTGGGCCAGACTTCTACTTCAGCCGTTATACTTCTTAACAATCACATCTTTAAATCTGGAGCCGAGTACTTCAAGGTTCAGGTGTACTGGAAAGAGGGACAGCGCGTTCGCCCAGTCATCATACCCAGAGCATTCATTGCTTTTGGTTCTGAACTGCCCAGAGCCCGTCTCAACGGGTTGGACGGATCATTGGATGTAGCCCTCTTGGGGGTACAGGACATGGGTGCTGTTAGAGACATAACAGGCCTGTTTGCACAGAAATCCGCGTTCGGTAAAACGGACATGACAAACGTCAAGCGTATTATGTGCCCTTCCATGGTTGGCAATTACTGCCACCAGGAGGAATTGGAATTGTTGTCCGGTACTTATCATGGTATTAAAACCGTGAATTATAGTATTGGCAACATGCCTGATACAACATTCCTCGGTGCTTGCGTCGAGGGTGTTGGAGCTGTTGGTACTTGTGGGTTACCTTACATCGCCGGTAGAACGGTGGTTGGTATCCACGAGGGTGCTCACGCTCCTTTCGTGTACGCTGCTCCCATCACACAGGGTGTCATTACTGATCTTTGGAATAATCTTCAACAGAAGGCTATACCAGGGTGCACTAACGCACACATTGTGATTGGTACACCTTTGTTGGCTGACCCCGGAGTGTCTGCCACACCACCCATAGTTAACATGACTAACTCGTTTGGGTTACACCCTGACAGTGTGTTGAGGACTATTGCCCCTAATACCAAATACTCAATAGTTGGTAACAGTGGCTCTGGTGGTGTCGCTTTCCGTAGTGCATACAAGAAGAGCCCTTTGAAGGGTCATTTGTACGGAGCCATTCCTGCTCTCAAGGAGGTTGGCCGTGCTCACAGCACTCCTAATCCTGACATACACGTTTCTCATACCAAGATGTTCGACAAGACCGGTCTTTCAACCAAGGTAGAGCCCTTTTCATTGAGGAAAGCCTACAAGGATGTGAAGACTGACATGGAATCGAATTTCATCAAGTTGGCTGTTGGTGATTACGGTTACGTTACGCAGCTAGGTCCGTGCAACATGGATGACGCGTTGGCTGGATACGGGTGCACACTTGCTGGC